AGAGTGGAGACTAGATGCTACAGTTGACTCCACAGAATTAGGTATCGCATCTTTAAAGATACCAGAATTACACAGTAAGTATCTTAAAATTTATTTTGACGAAAGACGCAAACTCAAAGCACTTGAGTTTCAAAGCAAAGATTTATCTTTGAAGAAGTATGAGTATTACAATGGAAAACTTTCACAAGAAGAACTTGACGAACTCAATTGGGAGCCTTTCGTCAAACGATTGATGAAGAATGAAGTTGATATGTATCTTGACTCCGATAAAGATATTATACAGAATAATGTTCGCATAATCAATCAAAAAGAAAAGTTAGCGTTTCTGGAAGAAGTACTTAAGAACGTCAACCAACGCAACTTTCAGATTAAGAATGCTATAGAATGGAAGAAGTTTACGCAAGGTGTACAATAAACTCTATATCTCAAAAGTAGATGAAGTCTACGCACATATAAAGTGTGAAAACTCCGATGCAATGGAGTTGAATGAATACTTCACATTCTACGTTCCTGGCTACAAATTCATGCCCGCATTTAGAAACAAAGTGTGGGATGGAAAAATACGCCTATTCAATTCTCAGAACAGACAAATCTATTATGGTTTGATTCCATACTTAGAGAAGTTTGCTAAAGAACGTGACTACACAATTGAATTTGATGAATCAGTAGAAACGTATGATGAATTCTCTACAGCAGAAGCAACAGACTTTATTGATACACTAGGTATACCATTTGAAGTTAGAGACTATCAGATTCAAGCATTCATTCATGCAGTACGTAGCAGAAGAAACTTGCTAGTATCACCAACAGCATCTGGTAAGTCGCTTATCATATATCTCATTGCGAGATATTTAAATTGTAAGACTCTTATCATTGTTCCCACTATCTCACTTGTCGCACAGTTATACAAAGACTTTGAAGACTATGGGTTTGAGAGTGATAAATACATACACCAGATTATGTCAGGCGCAAGTAAACAAACTGACTGCCCAATCGTTATATCTACATGGCAGTCAATTTACAAGATGCCAAAAGAATGGTTCGAAGAATTTCAATTAGTTATCGGAGATGAAGCGCACTTGTTTAAAGCAAAGTCGCTAATATCAATTTTGACAAAACTAACAGAATGCAAATATAGATTTGGTCTGACAGGTACGCTAGATGGCACGCAGACACATAAATTAGTATTAGAAGGTTTGTTTGGTAAAGTCAAACAAATTACAACGACAAAAGAGTTAATTGACTCTGGACGATTGGCTAAGTTTAGAATTAAAGCATTGGTTCTTAAACACAATGAAGAATCTTGTAAGTTAGGTAAGAATTTTAAATATCAAGATGAAATAAATTATATTGTAGGCAAGCCGTCACGTAATAGATTCATTAGAAATTTAACTATGAGTTTAGAAGGTAACACTCTCCTATTATATCAGTTTGTTGACAAGCACGGCAGAATACTGTATAATATGCTTAAGGACGCAGTAGAAGATAATCGACCCGTATTTTTTATTCATGGTGATGTTGGAGTAGATGAAAGAGAAGAAGTTCGTAGAATTACTGAAGAAGAAGAGAATGCAATCATTGTAGCATCATATGGAACATTCTCTACTGGTATTAACATTCGTAATCTACACAATGTTATTTTTGCTTCACCGAGTAAGAGTAAGATTAGAACATTACAATCTATTGGGCGTGGATTACGTTTAGGTGATAACAAAAAAGAAGCTACTCTGTATGATATATCGGATGACATGACATATAAGAGTAGAAAGAATTTTACGTTAGAACATTTCATTGAACGAATGAAAATTTATAATGATGAAAAGTTTGAATATAAAATTTACACTTTAAATTTAAAGGAAGAATAATGCTTTGTAAAGTATTAAAATTAACAAATGGTGATACTCTAATAGGAAACATTGTTGAAGAGAGTAAAAGTTTTGTTGAAGTGCATAGACCTATGAGAGTTGTTGTTGTTCCTAGAGATGAAAACATGTATAGTTTAACTGTTATGAAATGGGACCCACTTATGAATTTTAGCATTCCTGCTAGAATCTTTAAACATTGTATTGTTTCTGTTTCAGAAGCAACTACAGAAATTATTAGAATTTATGGACAAGCATATGATGGATTTGATTCTGACGATGAGCATGATGATATGATCGAAGATGATAAAGAAATTGAATCAGAAAACAGGATGTCTGAAATTAAAGAAGAGATTGAAAGAATGAAATCTGGAATGGTTTCATCTAATAATCATATATTACATTAAATCATTATCAAACAGGACACAGCAATGATACCTCATTGTCAAGTGTTTGTCAACTAACTGAGGTGAAACATGAGCATTACTACCACTACCGTGAAAACAAAAGAAAAGCATTACGTAAACAACGAACATTTCCTACAAGAGATGGTTGTATTTCGTGCGGCTGTTAAAGAAGCAGAAGCAACAAATGGTGAACGCCCAAGAGTACCTGAGTACATTGGTGAGTGTTTGTTTAAGATTGCAACGCACTTAGCACGTAAACCAAACTTTGCAAACTACACATTTAAAGAAGATATGATATCAGATGGTATTGAAAACTGCTTACTGTATATTGATAACTTTGATCCAGAGAAGTCTAAAAATCCATTCGCATATTTTACTCAAATCATTTACTATGCATTCTTGCGAAGAATTCAAAAAGAGAAAAAACATTTATACATAAAGTATAAGACTATGGAGAATGCCGTTATCATGCAGTTGGTTGAAAACAACGGAGAAGAATACGTGTCCGGTAATTTGAATGGCGCACTTCATGATTCTTATAGCGAAGAATTCATTAGTGACTTCATTAATGCATTTGAAGATAATAAAGAAAAGAAAATTGCGGCAGCCAAACCTAGAAAGAAGAAGAAAGATGCCACGGTTTCTGTATTTGATGAGTTTATGGAGAAATTAGATGCAAACCCCAATTCCAGCCCAACTTGAACATTGGTTAAAAATTGTTGAAAATAGAAAAGCACCACAAGATTTAAAAGCAACCGCAGTCTTGCATTTGACTACTATTCGTGCTATAATCGACAAGTCTTTAGGCACAACAAGTAAGAAGCAGGGCAAACAAAAATATGAGAATATGTCTATTAGGTGATACGCACTTTGGTGTAAGAAATGATTCCAAAGCATTTCACGCATATTATGAAAAGTTTTATGATGAAACATTCTTTCCGCAATTAGCAGAGAGAGGCATTCGCACAATCATTCAACTTGGTGATTTGTTTGATAGACGTAAGTACATCAATTTCCATTCGCTTATGGAAAGTCGTAGATACTTTTTTGATAGATGTGTCGAAGAAGGCATTACACTTCATGCATTGATTGGTAATCACGATATCTTTTGGAAAGAAAGTCTTGAAGTAAATTCACCAGACTTATTATTGCGTGACTATCACAATGTTCGTTTATGGCAGAAACATGGCACATTAGAAATTGATGGAATCAAAATTGATATGATACCGTGGATTTGCAAAAGCAATGAAACTGAAATCTTTGACTTCATTAAGAACAGCACTTCATCTATGTGTATGGGGCATTTTGAACTTGCAGGATTTCCATTGTCTAGAGGCGTAGATAGCCACGATGGTATTGACTATAAGTTTCTAAGCAACTATAATAGAGTATTCAGCGGACACTATCATACTTTCTCCGAACATGATGGAATCACATATGTGGGTACACCATATGAACTCTTTTGGTCCGATTATCAAGACCAAAAGAAATTTGCTATTCTAGATACGGAAAACATGAAAGTTGAGTATGTAAATAATCCACACAGAATGTTTTACAAAGTAAACTATGATGATGGTGTTGATAAACTGAAAATTGAAGACTTGAAGAATATGGACTTCTCTAAGTATGCAAATGCTTATGTGAAAGTTGTTGTTGTCAATAAACAAGATCCATACTTATTTGAAAAACTAGTTGATGAAATATATAAAGTGAGTCCGGTCGATGTTACAATCGTTGAAGACTTTACAGAATTTAGTGAAACAGAAGATGAAGAGATTGTTAATCAAGCTGAAGACACTATGTCCATTCTATCTAAATTTATTGATGGACAAAGTTTGAATATCAATGATCCAAATAAACTTAAAACATTGATGCGTGAACTTTATGTTGAGGCACTATCTACAGAAAACATTGAATGATTATTTTTCGTAATTTACGTTGGAAGAACTTCCTAAGCACTGGCAACTTTTTTACTGAACTCAAATTAGATAACGACAATACAACATTGATTGTCGGCTCTAATGGTTCAGGTAAATCAACCATGCTTGATGCATTGACGTTTGTTTTGTTTGGCAAACCGTTTCGTAGTATTAACAAAGGACAACTTGTAAATACTATCAATGGTAAAGATGCAGTCGTTGAAATTGAATTCGACACAGGCAACAAGTCATACAAAATCGTTCGTGGTATTAAACCAAATGTGTTTG